AAATTCCCAGATTCAAGGGGCATTTCCTGACCAACAGCACAAGAAACGATGACGCAAGGATGATCGACGTTATCGCCTCGGAAAGCTTCGTAAATGTTGCAACTTACATAATCCCCAAGATACGCAGCTAAGGCCGATTCTGTTGCTTTTCTGATGTTCATCGACTGGTTGATGCTCTGGGTTGCCTAATGGTCGAATATCGCTTGTATGCGCGTTCGCCGGCCTCGGCTTTGCTTTTAAGCTTTGCGATCAAATAGTTGCTCATGTCTCGAATGTCGTCTTGCAATGCCTTTGCTAAAGCGTTGCCTCCAATCTTGGATGCGCCCGGAACAAAATTCTCAATGATCGCTCTTGGACTAAATCCATCCTTGGCGGGTCTTGCCTTGCCTTGCCTTAAAGCTTTAGGCCCGACCTTGACGCTTTTTGGTCCGCTTCGTTTTACCTTGGTAACGCTTCTGAGCGATCGAATAACCCCAAACCAACCGGCCTTGATGTAGCCTCTTGACCAATTTCTGTAGTCAATGAGATCCCGCATCGCCGACTTCATTTTTTCAGAAAACTCTGGATCTCGAGGGGATATGGGCTTTGCCCCGTGTGACCCGTCAAGACGTTGGTATGTGGTGGCAAATCTAGGCTTTTTGTTCCCTAGATACTTTTGAACCATAATTGCCGCGAGCGGAACACCGGGAGCAATGGAACTTGATCTCAACAGGTCACCTTTGACTTTTCCCTTTTTTGCGGCCGGAGTATGCCTGATCGCTTTGAATGACACATTGACAGCTCGATGGTTAAGCGCCTCGGGCAATGTCTTTGATGTGTATCGCATATATTGCCGCAACTTGGCGCTGAATGCTGCTTCATCAAGTTGAATGTCAATTGCCACGATATTTCGACAGGGCCAAATCAAAATGACCCCCGTTGATGGTTATGGTTGCGATCCGGTATTTAACCCCGGCCAGAGCAATTGAAGCGCCAAGAATTGGTGAAACACTTGAATTAATCCACTGTTTCCTTGAGCTTGTTATAATCGCTTCAAACCCCTCCACATACCCGCCGGCCTCAAGAGCCTTGGAATCTGTTCGGCTTGTTGTTGTGCCTCGGAGCTTTGTCCCATTGTAATCGAACACAACGCCGATTTGTCGCTCCAGATCGACTTGCTGATTAAATGCTTGTAAGTCAATAAGTGAACCCGACTCGATTAAAGCGTGAGCTGGATCGCTAAAGTTGAAAGCATAGGAATCGGTTCTTGTTGTCCCTGTTCCGTCTGGAACATTCAGTTGAATCGTTTTGTAATCCGTATACAGGGTATTGTTGATCGCTGAGTAATAGTAACCCCTTTGAATGTCATATGCCGTTGATTGGAATTCTGCCTTGTCAGCGGTGACACGGATCAAGATTCTCGGGCTCCCATTCTCCGGCAACTCGACATATCTCCCGTCCGCCGTCGGGGGGACTGCAAACCAAGTGTCCACATCGCTAGACCACGCATATTCATACATGTATTCTGAGCGAATGTTTTTAAGTCTTAGAGTTGCCATTGATTAAAAAAGCCTCGCCCGCGTATTTGCAGACGAGGCGATGTCAAGCCGGCTTGAGACGTTGTGAATCAATCTTCGGACTTAGAACGTCCGCGCTTTTTAGTTGGTTGCGTCTGTTCCGACTCTAACTTGATGTCACGGCGCTTGCTGTATGGGGGCTTTCTGTAATATTGCAGCTGAACATATTTGCCCGATGGGTTGTTCGACTCATCAAGCAGTTTTTGCTTGCAGGTTTCAGCGTCGCCGATTGTCAAAACTTCGATCTCTCCGGCCGAAGTGATTCCAACAGTGAATGAAGGTTTAATGATCATTTTGTAAATTAACTTGATTTAATGCGGACAAGGCTTGATGCGTTTCCGGTTTGCACTCCGTAAAGGATACCGATGCTCATTTTATACAAACCCAGATTTCGGGAATACCACCGGCGGATCTGGATGGGAAGCCCTTGCTCGGTTACTCGGTTTGCGGATTCGACTCTTGGCCCTGTTGGAAGGGCTGGAGTTCGTGCGGCTATAAGCAAAGCGCTTGGGTGACAGACAAACCCGGTTAAGTTTTCGCCATTGTTTGGAATCCCTTCGTATCCGGTAACACCGATCCCGTGAACAAGACGCGCGTCGTGATTCTGGATCGCGTCGGGGCTTCCGTAAGCATTGGCCGGGGTAATGTGCAACGTGTCTTTTTGCAAAGACGAAAAATAATCGAACCCAATAAGAGCCGACCGCAGGCTTTTGGGGACTTTGTTATTTGAAAGAGCAGCGGCCGCAGTGCTTAAATCGTCCGAATCAAAGTCGGTTGCAGTAACGGTCAAGGCCGTGGGGAATGCCGTTGAAGTCACCAAAGCCAAAACATCATCGCAGACTTTTTTAACGGTGGCATTGATGGCGGGTTTGATTAGGATATTTTCCAGCCATTCAAGATTGCCGGCATAACTGACTTCTTTATCTTTCAGCCCAACAACATACCCGCGATATTGGTTGAGCAAGATCGTTTTCTCGGTTGTTACGCTGTTTTGCGCGACAAACCCATTGTCAAGATTAACAGCCGCCACACTACCGGGGATCCGTGTCTTGACGGATTCCCCCTTTTCTTTGATGTCATCGGAAAAGTCTCTTGTGAATTGCGAGAATTCAAAGAAACGACTCGAGAGGACATCGAGGGTTTTGTCGGCGATAACGTCAAGCGAAATCCCCGATAGTGTGTTACTTGGCATATTAAACTAGACCTATGAAGTCTTAATTAATTACTTGGCATATTAAACCAGACCTAACTGGTCTTAATTATGGTGAGGGCTTCGGGGTTCCCCACAGCGCATCCGTAGAGAACGCCAAGCGATACTTTATACAAGCCACCATCAGGATCGTACCACGACCGGAATTGCACGGGAAGCCCATTGGATGTAACGGTGTTCACCACATCCAAGCCCGGATCGCTAGGGGTTGCAGGCTGTCGAGCGGCCATAATCAAGGCGCTAGGATGCAAGGCCCAACCAGCAATGTTTTGACTGTTTGCGGGAACGTTTCCGTATTCGTAAACATCAAAACCAAAAACGCGCATCGCGGCATGATTTTGAATTGCATTGCTGTTTCCATAGGCCGAAGCGTCAACAATCGCGGTATCGCGTTGAAGTGCTGCGACGAAATCAGGATTCAACAAGGCGGCACGCTCATTTTTCGGACAACGCTGATTTGAAAGACTAGCCGAGGCAGTGCTTAAATCATCCGCGTCAAATGTGGCGCTAGTTTTAACGATCGGCGTGTTCGTGAAAGTGCCAGTGACAACAAGGTTTCCGAGGGTTGTCATCATCTGGGACATAACAGCCTCCAGAGCCGGAGCCATAAAGATGTTTTTTAACCAATCGAAGTTGCCAGCCTTCGAAACTTCGGCATCGCTGAACCCGTAGACATATCCGTAATAATTCGAAAGCGAAATAGGCTTACTGGTTGTCTCGGAGTTCTGCGCGGTGTAACCGTTTGACAGGTCTACAGCGGTAACACTTGCGGGAACGCGAGTGGTGATTGATTCGCCCTTTTGGGCGATGTCTTCCGAGAAGTCTCGGGTTAACGCACTTAGCGGGGCAAACTCATAACTCAAATAGTCGAGGGTCTGCTCTGCTATCTGCGCCAGATTGATTCCATTTAACTGGTTGGTGGGCATGATATTACAGTCGAGGTTTTATGTTTTCGGAGTAAAAGGCCCGGCGCTCTTTTGCGTCACCGATTGCCTTGTAGTCGGCCCACAGTTCCTCAATTGATTTTTCAACTTTGGGTTCGTGGGCTGATTCCTCGACTGGTTGCTCTACGCCAACCGAAGCAAGCACTTGGACAGCTTGCTCGGATGCGCTCTTTTGCTGTTTCTCGAGAAGTTCATTTGCCTCGGTCAGAAGCTCGACCTTGGCGTTTGCGTCATTCAGTGCGACTTCGTGAGCTTCTTTGATTTGCTCAAGTTCGGTCGCGTGAGAGGATTTAAGTTCCTCGACGCTTGCGTTCATTTGCTCAACGCTTGCGCGACTTGCCTCAAGTTCTTTTTTGAGGTTCGTAATCTCAGCGTTTGCCTGAATTAGATTCAGAATGGTTTTCATCTCTATGATGAGGATGAAAAGTGAAATTATTCGTTGATCAGGAGGAGGGCATCCGAAAGGCTGTCGACAATTCCAGAGGCCATTTGAACCGCGACAGCTTCCTCGCCTTCAAAGGTTTGACCTTCGAGGTATTCATCATCAATCGGGTAATTAACCCGAACCGCCGCCTTGAATCTTGAATGCCATTTGTCGACGTTTGCCTGTAGTCTTGCCCGCGCAGAATCAGAGAGTGGAGCAAACCCCGAATAATCCATTTTGTGTTTGCCGGCTGAAATTGCTTCGACCTTATAGCCTTGCATCTCAAGAGCCCTTGATTCGTCAAGCAAAGCCACATAAACCCCGACCGATCCAACCTCCGCTGTTTGTGAAATCAGCAAGTGC